GTAATATCATGGTTAATGTAAATAAACATGAAATATTTCCAACGGTAGTGTATCAGTTTAATTGTGGTTTTAATGATCTCAATGCACTTGATGTAACACAAATGGATACTTACATTTTAGCAAATGAAAATGTAGATATGGTGAATCAATCTAAAGATGGATTACAAAATCTATCTACATTTAGAAAATTGGTAGATATTGTTCATGAACAGAATGAGAAATATTTAAATGATTTAAAATACAAGTTTGATAAAATAGAAATTACAAGCATGTGGTCAAACCATCTAAAGCCCAATCAATCTCATCCACCACACACACATTCTAACAACTTACTTTCTGGAGTATTTTATCTCCATTCTGAATTCCCAGCATCACCAATTCAATTCTTTGATCCTAGAGTTCAAGCAAGTGTTCTGTCTCCAAGAAAAGAATCAAACAAGTATAACTCAAATATGGTTCAATTTAATTGTTTGCCCTGCACTGGATATATTTTTCCAGCATGGTTACAACATTGGGTTCCTCCAACTCCCGTGGATAGAATTAGCGTATCTTGGAATATTATTGTTAGAGGTAAATACGGAGAAGCTGGAACTTTCCAAAATGCTAATATCTAAAAAGAACGAAGTATATTTAAAATTAACTGATGTTGAACCATCCGTATCTGCTGAACTCAATGATTTCTTTACCTTTGAAGTTCCGGGTTTCAAATATATTCCTGCCTATCGGAACAAGATGTGGGATGGAAAAATTAGATTATATAACATTGTCACAGGCGAGATTTATACAGGACTTCTCCCCTATATAGAAGAGTACCTTAAAAATAATGGTGAAAATTATGAACTGGAAGACGGAGTTAGAAGTGAACGCACAGTGGCCGGAAGTGTGGTGCAGGGGTTTGTACGAGGACTTAGACCCACACTTAATGGACGACGAATTGAAGTACGAGATTATCAAATTGATGCCATCGCCCATGCTATCGCCACAAATCGTTCTTTGCTTATTTCTCCTACTGCTTCGGGTAAGTCATTAATAATTTATTGTCTTGTTCGTTACTACCAGATGATGGAACTGAAAACTTTAATTTTGGTTCCAACCACTTCGCTTGTTGAACAGATGTATAAAGATTTTGATGACTACGGGTGGAGTTCAGAAACTTACTGTCAGAAAATATATCAAGGATATGATAAGAAAGCAACAAAAGATGTTGTAATATCCACTTGGCAATCTATTCACAGAATGCCCAGACAGTATTTTAGACAGTTTGGTGCGGTGTTCGGTGATGAAGCACATTTATTCAAAGCAAAGTCACTTACAGGTATTCTAACAAAACTTGATACTTGCAAGTATCGTTTTGGATTGACAGGTACATTGGATGGGACTCAAACACATAGGTTGGTGTTGGAAGGGTTATTTGGTAAAGCAAAATATGTTATAACAACTAAGGAACTAATTGATAATAAAACATTAGCTGATTTAGAAATTAAATGTATAGTTTTAAAATATCCTGATGAGGATAGACAAATAGTAAAGGACTTTGAATATGCTGCTGAACTCGAATACATCGTCACTAAGGCTGAAAGGAATACTTTTCTATGCAACCTTATGGGTTATTGCAATGGCAACACTCTCTGCCTTTTTCAGTTCGTAGAGAAACATGGTAAAGTTTTATACGATATTATAAATGATAAATACAAAGACAGGAAAGTTTTCTTTGTTTATGGGGGTGTCAATACAGACACCAGAGAAGAGATACGGGAGATTGTAGAAAATGAAAAAGATGCCATCATTGTTGCGAGTTATGGGACTTTCAGCACTGGTATTAATATTCGTAACATTCACAACATCGTGTTCGCAAGCCCCTCAAAAAGCAAAATCAGGGTGCTTCAATCTCTTGGGCGTGGCTTGCGGCAGTCAGGGGGAGGCAAAATCTTACGACTCTATGATATCTCCGACGATCTCTCCCTTGATTCTAAAATCAATTTCACTTTAAGACACTTTAAAGAACGCATAAATATATATCAAGAACAGAACTTCGATTACAAAATAGACAGGATAAATTTAAAATGAACATAGAAAACTATAAGATTTTAAAGCTTGTCAATAATGAGATGATCGTTTGTGAAATGAGCAATGAAAGCTCACAATATTATGAGATCATAAATCCACTAAAAATGGATGTCGAGAATAAAACGCCCACTGGAGAAACACTTAATTTATCCCCATGGCTTCAACACTTTACTGAACAAAAATATTTCAATATTCCTAAATTTCAATGTGTGCTTGTTGCTGATGCATCTGTTGGATTGTCCAAATATTATGAACATGTGATAAGAAAGTTGGATACCGATTGGAATAATGAAGAAACTATAACTTCAGAAGATGATGAAGATGTGTATGATGATCTCCTAATGGAAGCTAAATCAGACTCTAAACTTATTCATTGACCAAAGCACATACTTAATATACACCTTTTTTTTCCACTTGTCAATACCCCTAATGAAAATATTAAAAGAGACTTGACATTTATAGCTATAAGCATTATTATAAGGTATATTATTTGGAGATTTAAATGGCAAAGAAGAAAAGTGTTCACTATGTTGACAATAAACAATTTTTACAGGCTATGATTGATTGGAGAGAAAGTTGTGATGTTGCAGAAGCATTAGAGAAAATATCGCCACCAGTGACAAATTATATTGGTGAATGTTTTTTAAAGATTGCAACTCATTTAGCATATAGACCTAATTTCATTAATTATACATACAGAGATGAAATGGTTTCAGATGGTATTGAAAACTGTCTGCAATATGTTAAGAACTTTAATCCAGAAAAATCAAAAAATCCTTTTGCATACTTTACACAAATCATCTATTACGCTTTTCTTAGACGAATTGCAAAGGAGAAAAAACAAAGTCATGTAAGAAACAAAATGATTGAACGAGAGGCATATACTTCTTTTACAACTATGGAAGGTGATAATAATAGATATCAAATTGATGGTCTTAATCTATCTAATTTTCTACCAGAAGAAGATGTATATAAACCAAAGAAAAAAGAACCCGCTAAGAAGAAGGGTTTAGAAATTTTCATGGAGAAAGATACTTGAAGTTATTTGGGTCTAAGTAATGACTTTTATAAATAGTATAAAAGGAGATTACTATAGATTGGTTAGAAGAACTAAAGAATATGGGCCCAATAGAAATACCAGAGGATGCTGTTGAGAATGGTTTGGGTTTGGTAAATGAACTCGCATTAGAATGGCATAAAACTCGCCCTGACTCATGGGTTGCAAATGTCAGTAAAGCAGTATCAATGAAACAATGGAAAGATAATGATGCCCGTAGGAAATCCCATTCAAACAAGATGAAAGAAACTTGGGAGAAGAATAGGGAACTTATGACAGAGAATGCCAGGAAGAATGGTCGGCATGGATTAAGTGGAAAAGATATTGTGAATACTCTTGACATTGAATATAAAGGTGTGATATACTATGGTTATCGTGAGCTAAAAGAAGCAACAGGTGTTTCTAAACATCTGTATAAAAAATATTATGAAAAGGGTCTAGACCCAGAACAGAGGATTGGCAAGAATGGACCATCCCCATCAATGGAAAGGAGTTCAGTAAAGTGAAAATCGCACTTGTAACTGACACGCACTTTCGGAGCTAGAAATGATAATTCTAATTTCAATGAATATTTTTTCGAGTTTTACGAGAATCAATTTTTCCCATACTTAAAGGAACACGGTATAACTGATGTGATCCATCTTGGCGATGTGATGGACCGAAGGAAATATGTGTCTTATCGTATTGCGAAGGATTTTCGTGAGCGTTTCATTAATCAATTTGAGAATATTAATTTTCACATGTTAGTTGGGAACCATGACACCTTTTATAAGAACACCAACGCTGTAAACTCACTACAGGAACTTGTAGACGGTAGATACGAGAATATTAAGGTATATGAGGAAGCTACTGAAGTTGAGTTTGATGGATGTAAGATTCTGTTTGTTCCTTGGATTAATGTAGATAACATGTCCCATACCACTAACCTGTTGAAAACATCTGATGCTCAAGTTTGCATGGGCCATTTGGAGTTGAATGGTTTTGAGATGCAGAAGGGTATGGTCATGGATAATGGCTGGGACAAACAAGAATTCAAAAGGTTTGATATGGTGCTGAGTGGTCACTACCACCACAAATCAGATGATGGTCAAGTGTTTTATCTTGGCACACCATATCAGATTTACTGGAATGATTGGAATGATCCAAAAGGATTCCATGTGTTCGATACAGAGAAAAGAGAGTTGGAACGGATTGTGAATCCTCGTACTATTTTCTCTAAGATTTACTATGATGATACGATGCCGGCGTTTGACGACAATCATGACATGTCGGCATACAAAAATAAGTATGTGAAGCTAGTGGTAGTCAATAAAAAAGACCTGTATCAATTTGATAGATTCGTAGATAAACTCTTGGCCGCAGACTGTCATGATGTTAAGATCGTTGAAGACTTCTCAGAGATGGATGCGAGTAATGTGTCTGATGATATTGTTGAGAACTCAGAAGATACGATGACATTGCTGGAAAAATATATTGACGAGTTGCCCGTAGACCTAAGTAAAGATAGACTGAAGAATACAATGAGAACCTTATATACAGAG